CAGTTCGACAAGGCATTGAACCTCGTTCAACGAGACAGCCTGATATTGACGCAGCAGTAAGAATATCCAACGAAGCAGGTAAGGCCTTTGATGGCACAAGCCTGACACTAAAAAACTAGGAGCAAGAAATGCCAAAAGATATGGAAGAAAAGTACCCTGTAGAAAACGGCAAAGAATTTGAATACGTCAAGAGCGTTGATGAGGTAGACCCTTATCCACTAGCTGATAAGCAGTTCCCATCAAACCGCAAGTATATGACATACGAATCAATCTCTACTGGAGTCGGAGGAAAGAAATAATGCCAATGGTAAACGGAGAAAAGTTCCCTTACACTGAAAAGGGTAAGAAGGCTGCCAAGATGGAAGCTAAGAAGACCGGTAAGAAGATGGTCGCTAAGAAGGTTATGAAGAAGATGGGTAAGAAGAAGTAATGAAAGCAAAGTCAGCTAAGGATAAAGTCGCTAAGGTTATGGGCGAGTTCAAGCGTGGAACGCTTCACGCTGGCAAGGACCCAAAGGGTCCAAAGAAAGCCAAGATTGTAAAGAACAAGAAGCAAGCGATTGCTATTGCTTTATCCCAAGCTGGCAAAGCAAAGAAGAAGTAAATGGCTAAGAAGGATCCACGCCTAGAGCGTGCAGGAGTTGCTGGCTTTAACAAGCCTAAGCGCACACCGAGCCATCCAACTAAGTCACACGTTGTCGTTGCAAAAGAAGGCGACAAGGTGAAAACAATCCGCTTTGGTCAACAGGGCGTAACTGGTGATAAGAAGCCAACAGCACGTCAAGCATCATTCAAAGCACGTCACGCAAAGAACATTGCCAAGGGCAAGATGAGTGCGGCGTACTGGGCCAATAAGGAGAAGTGGTGAAGAAGAAAGCATTCTGGGATACAAAGAACCCAAAGAAGACATCAAAGAAATTAACTCCTGCACAGAAGACTGCAGCCAAGGCTAAGGCCAAGGCAGCAGGTCGTCCCTACCCAAACTTGGTAGATAACGCTGCAGTAGCCAAAAAGAAGAAGTGAGGTAGAAGGTGCCAACAGGAACTCCAGGGTCAACCCTAGTAGCAGAACTCAACAGGCTTGCTAATGGCGGCACCTATCCACCTATTCAAGATTATGTAGATGAGGCGTTAGCTGCAAAGAACTGGGCTATTGCTCGTGGTGTAACCACAACGCATACAGATACAGTGGGGATATTAAATGATATTGCAGGCAATACTTCGGCGAATCATCTTGACTACACTGGTGTATGTAACCTTATCGCTGGTACTACTTGGCTTACTGCAAACGCAGCACTCCAAAGTATTGATGAAGGTGCTTGATGAGTGCGACGTTTAACCTAACGCTTGAGCAAGCAACTACATTTAACTTCCAGTTCCAGATTAAGAACGATACAACTCCTTGGAACTTAACTGGGTATACAGGCACAATGACTATCCGTCCCTTTACAGGATCGTCTTCAACAACCTTAGTAGCAACTCTTGCTAATGGTTATATGACATTCGATGTCTTGGTAGGGCGAGTGACTGTTAACTTCCCCGCAAGTATTACAAACATTACACCTGGTCGTTTCGTCTACGACTTGGTGCTGACATCAGGTGCGACAGTGACTCGCATTCTTGAAGGACAGTTTACAGTCACACCAGGAGTAACAGTATGACAACAATAATCGTCGTAGAAAGCATTACTCCACAAGTTTCAGTAACATTCTCAGCAGACCAAGGACCACAAGGTGGTCAAGGTGCAACTGGCCCAACAGGGCCTGCGGGTGCTACAGGACCGCAAGGTCCAACAGGTGCCACCGGAGCGACAGGAGCAACAGGTGCAACAGGTTCTACAGGCGCTACTGGTTCTACTGGTGCCACTGGTGATACTGGTCCTACTGGCCCTACTGGTCCGACTGGAGCGACTGGTCCAACAGGTGCAACAGGAAGCACAGGTTCTACTGGTCCAACTGGACCGACGGGCGCAACTGGAGCCACAGGAAGCACAGGCGATACGGGCGCTACGGGAACTACAGGACCAACAGGACCTCAAGGTCCTACTGGCAATACTGGACCAACTGGACCAACAGGCTCTACAGGAGCGACTGGCGAAACAGGCCCAACCGGTCCGACGGGGGCGACGGGCCAAACAGGTCCGACAGGTCCAACCGGAAGCGTAGGTCCTACGGGTCCTACAGGCCCTACAGGAGCCGATTCAACAGTACCTGGTCCTACTGGACCAACCGGAGCAACAGGTCCCACAGGGCCTACAGGAGCCACAGGAGACACTGGTGCCACAGGAGCGACTGGACCTACAGGTCCTACTGGAAGTACAGGAGCAACGGGAGCAACTGGCCCGACTGGACCTACCGGAGCTACTGGAGCGACTGGACCGACTGGTGCCACCGGAGACACAGGACCAACTGGACCGATAGGTGCTACTGGACCGACGGGTCCGACAGGTGCTACGGGTGCTACAGGTGACACAGGTGCTACAGGACCTACTGGTCCTACTGGTGCAACAGGGGCTACTGGTCCGACAGGGCCAACTGGAGCAACGGGTGCTGATGCAACTGCGTTGCCAGGCATACTTATGCTAGGTGGAATGTAGACTTTCTCTATGAGAGTCAACGAATACTTCGATAAAGTCGTGGTCATTAACTTAGACCGCAGGACTGATCGTATGGAGAAGTTGGTTCCTCAGTTGGAAAGACTAGGAATCGAGTACGAAAGACACTCAGCTGTGGACGGCAATGAGTTGGGTATTAACCCAATCTTTGCAGGAACTATGAGCCACGTTGAGGTACTGAAGAAGTACAAAGAACAAAAGGTTCTAGTACTAGAAGATGATGCACAGTTTGTAGATGACTTCAACGAAAAGTTTGAAGAAGTAATGCAAACTCTGCCTAACAACTGGGACATATTCTACCTAGGTGCGCTACTGCCAAAAGACACTGGCAAGGTATTACCCGTTAACCAGCACTGGACTAGACAGGTAATGACTACAGGTTCTCAGGCCTACTGTATTAGCCCAGTAAGAATGCAACACTTCATAGAAAACCTAGATGGCTATGAATGGTACATAGATATCGGGCTGCGAGTATTCGGTGAGAACTACAACCCTTACATAGCACAACCAAATTTAGTAACACAATTCCCCTCATACTCAGACTTGAGAGGAAAAGACGTCAATGACTTTTAAGGTGGCCGTATACACCATTAGCAAGAACGAGGAGAAACACGTTGAGCGTTGGTACAACTCTACCAAAGAAGCCGACTTCCATCTCCTTGCCGATACAGGATCAACAGACGGAACAGTCGAGCTTGCTAGAAGTCTTGGTATTACTGTTCACGAAATATCTGTCGTACCCTTTAGGTTTGATGACGCGAGGAATGCGTCGCTAGCGTTACTGCCAGCAGACTTTGATTACTGCATAGCACTTGATGTGGATGAGGTACTGACTCCTGGTTGGAGACAGGTACTAGAGAAGGCACACGAAGAAGGTATTGACCGACCATCGTATAGACGTATCGAAGCATTCCATCCAGACGGAAGCGTTGCTTCAGAGTTTGATGGGTTCAAGGTACACCGCAGACGCGGTATCCGTTGGAAGTATTCTATCCACGAAGTACCTGAATGGTATGAGGATCGGGAAGAAGTCAAGCAGCGTGTAGAAGGGTTTGAAACCCACCACCTGCAGGATAAAGAGAAGTCTCGTGCGCAGTACCTACCAATGTTGGAAGCGGCTGCTAAAGAATTACCAGACTCTCGTAACTTGTACTACCTCGGTAGAGAGCAGTCCTATCACGGACAGTTTGATAAGGCAGCTGAGAACTTAAAGAAGTATTTAGAGTTGTCACAGTTTCCAGAAGAGCGTAGCGCAGCCTGTCGCATCTTATCTAAGTGCGAACCAGACAATGCCGAAGAATGGTTTATGCGTGGTACTGAAGAGTACCCGTGCCGTGAATCAATCTTAGGGCTAGCAAACTATTACTACGTAAACCAAGAGTGGGATGCCTGCTTACTGGTTGCTAAGAAGGCGCTGGAGTACGACAAGAAACCGATGTCCTTTTTGTCTGAATCGTGGGCGTGGGGTTCTATGGCCGATGACTTGGTAGCAATATCGAGTTGGCAACTAGGGGACTTTAAGACAGCAGTAATACACGGAACTAAAGCAGTAGAGATAAACCCAAATGATGAACGCTTGGTAAAGAACCTAGAGTTCTATAGGAGCAAGGTGGAAGATGGCAACACTTAACGACATTATCAGTGAGATACGTTCTTCACTTGCAGGCTTTACCCTGCGTCAAGATCGTATTACTTATCTGACAAGTGCAATCAACACAACCGATACTGCTATTCCTATCGGCTCTTCATCAAACCTTGCTAAAGGTATTGTTGAAATTGACGATGAACTTATCTGGATTGACAACTTTACATCAACAGGAAATATCCTAAACGCTGCCCCAGGCTTTGGCCGAGGCTACCAAGGAACATCAGCTGCACCTCACGCAGTCAACTCACAGGTTATTCTTACTCCATCATTCCCACGTACCAATATCCAGCAGGCTATCAACGACACAATCAACTCTGTCTATCCTAAACTCTGGGCTGTCTACTCAACCACCTTTACCTTTAACGCAAGCCAAACAACATATCC